ACGACGTACCGTTCTAAACAGTTGGGGTGGCGTTATAACGTTATAACGTCACCCTTCTTGCTTTTGGGGGCATCATGTCTGTAGAAAAGTTTTCCGCCATATTTAACGGCCTACAGTTGGCCTATGGCACATATAAAATTGAAAAAACACAAGCGAACGGTAAGAACACCGGACGAGCAGCCATTGTGCGCGAACCGCGGACCACGGAACTGTGGGAAGGGCATATCGCTGGCACAGGACGCGCTATCGGCATTATACCGATTAACGAAAACAATCAGTGCGTCTGGGGCTGTATTGACGTTGATCAATACCCGCTTGACCACAAGCTTCTGGTTGAAAAAATCAGGAAGCTGAAACTGCCGTTGGTGGTCTGCCGGTCAAAGTCTGGTGGGGCGCATTGCTTCTTGTTCACTACCGACTGGGTAGATGCCAAAGATATGCAGGACGCATTAAAGCAAATTTCTGCGGCGCTCGGCTACGGCGGTAGTGAGATATTTCCAAAACAGATTAAGCTCCATTTAGAGCGCGATGACGTAGGCAATTTCCTAAACCTGCCTTACTATAACGCAGAAGAGGGCTTGCGCTATGCCATTAAAGATGACGGCAGCAGCGCAGAGCTAGAAGAGTTTTTTGAGCTATATGAAACGCACAAGCAGACTCCGGAGCAGATCACTAAATTACAAATCGGGGAAGAGGTGGAGACCGCCACCATGCGTGACGGTCCGCCTTGTTTACAGTTTTTAATTAAAAACAAAATCAGCGAGGGCGGTAGAAACAACGGCCTGTTTAATATAGGCGTGTATTTACGCAAAGCATACCCTGATAGCTGGGAGTCAGAAATCCTGACATACAATTTGCAGTACCTTGAGCCGCCGCTTCCTTTGAGCGAGGTCAACGTTGTAGCAAAGCAGCTACAGAAAAAAGACTATGCGTACCGGTGCAGCGATGCGCCCATCAACGCGCACTGCAATAAAGAACTGTGCCAAACAAAAAAGCACGGTATTGGCTCTATGGTACAGGGCGCGACCGTTGCCAACTTGCGTAAGTACAACTCAAACCCGCCTGTCTGGTTTGTTGACGTAAATGGCGAGCCACTGGAATTAGACACTGACGGTTTAATGAGCCAACTAGCCTTCCAGAAAGCCTGTATGGAGCAGTTAAACACAATGCCCCGCACACTTAGTAAACAGGCGTGGGAGACGCGCATAGGCGGTTTAATGAACGAGATGAAAGCAAATGAAAGTGCCATCATCGACGTTGCTGAAGACGCCAGCACTAGCGGGCAGTTCTATGATTATTTAGAAGAGTTTTGCGCTCATATGCAGGCGGCAAAAGATAGGGAAGAAATATTGTTGAAGCGTCCGTGGACGGATGAAGAGACAAACACCACGTTCTTCCGAATGAAAGACTTTGAGGCGTACTTAAAACGTAACAAGTTTTTTGAGTATAAGCCTTATAAAATAGCTCAACGTCTCCGTGATATGGGCGGGGAAAGTCGCGTATTAAAAATCAAAGGCCGCCCTGTACGGGTTTGGTCTATCCCTTCGTATGAAAGAATGGACGTGGAATTAAAAACCCCTGACTTTAACGGACAACAGGAGTCACCCTTCTAATGTTAAAAGCTGATGGATTTAATCAAGCCTTTGTGGGCGTGTGCAGCCGCGCAAGTCAACCGGACGTTATTGCGTATGACTTTGATAAATGCGTTGCTATCTTGTGCGAGCGAGATCGAATGGAGTTTGACGACGCCGTCGAGTTCATGTTCTACAACGTAGTCGGCGCGTGGGTAGGAGACGAAACCCCCGTCTTCATAAAGTTTATGGAAAAAATTGAAGATATCGCGGACGAAGAACATGGAAACTAGAAACCAAAGTATTTATCGTGAGCGCGTTTTAGAAAAGCGGACGCTTCAAGCTATTGCAGACAAGCATGAAATTAGCCGCGAAAGAGTGCGCCAGATAGTTAGGGAGATGGGGGAGCGCCAAGAGATAAAGTTTCCTGAACCACCCGTACTAGTTCAGGATATCCCGTGGACTCGCAAGACATACAACTGCCTGTATAACGACAACCTGACGCCAATGCCCATAGCTGTCTTTGTCGAGTACGTTAAGCACAATGACATTCGTCGTATACCAAACTTAGGGCGTGTAACGGCTGGAGAAATACAATCTAAAATTAATAACCTCGGCTATGAGATAGATGTCTAATGGAAACTAAAATCTTTCGTATATACGGCCCGCCCGGAACGGGTAAGACTACAGCCCTGCTTAACAGGGTAGACGAAGCCCTGTCGGCGGGCGTAGACCCGTCCCTGATCGGGTACTTTGCTTTTACCAAGCAGGCTGCAAATGAAGCTGTTGAGCGGGCAAGCAAGCGGTTTGGTTTTGATAAATCACAGCTTCCGTGGTTCCGTACCCTGCATAGCTTTGCCCTTCGCTTATCCGGTATCCGGCAAGAACAGGTTATGCAGTCAGAACACTACAAAGAACTGGGCGCGGCCCTCGGCTTTGACCTAAACGTAGACGGCTCGCAGATAAGCGGCGAAGATGTTTTTGACCTAAGTAAAAACAGTAATCCCGTAATTAGCCTGATTAACTTAGCCCGTTTACGCAAAGTCGGCCTACGCGAGCAGTATAACCAAAGCGAAATCACCGAACCTTGGAACAAGGTCAAGTACATAGCCGACAGCCTTGTTGAATATAAGAACCGGTTCGAGCTCTACGACTTTACGGATATGCTGGAGGTGTTTGTAAGAGAGGGCGCGGCCTTCTGCCCACGGCTCGCGGTCACATTTATCGACGAAGCGCAAGACTTGTCGCCCCTACAATGGGATGTAGCGCACGTTTTAGAGCAGCATTCCGAAAAGATATACTGCGCTGGCGATGACGACCAAGCCATTTACCGGTGGGCAGGCGCAGACGTGGAGCACTTTATCGGCCTTAACGGCGGTTACGAGGTACTAGAGCAGTCCTTCCGCGTTCCCGCTTCTGTGCACCCACTAGCCGAACGTGTAGTCCGTAGGATTAAAAGGCGCGTCCCTAAAAACTATTTGCCGCGCAAAGACCACGGCGCGGTAGAGCGCGTGACAGACGTGTCGGCTATTAACTTTTCGCAGGGATCGTGGCTCGTGCTAGCCCAAGCCGCATACTTCCTCTCTGACGTTCAAGCTGACTTACGCGGCCGCGGCCACTTATTTAGCTACCGAGGTAAGCGATCCGTGCCTGAAAGCATTAGTGTTGCTGTCAACGGATGGGAACAGTTAAGAAAGGGTAAACAAGTTACGGGGGAGACTGCACGAGCCGTGTATAGTTATATGTCAGTTGGAGACAGAGTCAAGCGCGGATTTAAAAAATTACCCGCTTTAGATAATGATGAGTTGGTTACACTCGATGAACTGATCGCGGATCACGGCCTTCTCGAACTGGTGCACATTATAGGCAGCCCGCACCTCGAAGAAAACATCCGTGATTGCGTCTGGCATACAGCAATGGATAGGCTGCCCAGTGCCGACCGTGCGTACATCACGGCTCTACTCCGGCGGGGTGAGAAATTTAACGCCGAACCCCGTATACAACTGTCCACGATCCACGGCTCTAAAGGCGGGGAAGCAGATAACGTGGTCTTATTTACCGGACTATCACCGGCTGCGGCAAAAGCGGCTGAACTCGCCCCCGACGATATACACAGAGTATTTTATGTCGGTCTTACCAGAACTAAACAGAACCTCTTTTTAGTTGAACCAGAAGACGCAACAAAGGCTTACCAAATATGAAACGTGAAGAAATTTTAGATACTGCTGGTGACTTGATCAACGGCGATCGCGCAAAAGATTACGGCGATGCCCACAAAAACTTTCAGGACATAGCCAAGTTGTGGTCTGTAATTTTAGGAACAGAGGTGACGGAGCAGCAATTTGTGCTTTGTATGATCATGGTGAAGGCGGCACGGCTTATGAAAACAGACCACGAGGACTCGTGGATTGATATCTGTGGCTATGCTGCGCTGGGCGGCGAAGACCTTATTTCTGATACGGAACTTTTTTAATGAGTTTGCAAATGACAATGTTCGGCCCCAAGAGTGAATGGGTTCCACCCGCAGAATTACCTGACATCTTCAGCGCAAAGCAAATCGCTATCGACGTTGAAACTCGCGACCCCAACATCAAGACCAACGGGCCCGGATGGCCGACCGGTGATGGCGAGGTTGTAGGCTACGCAGTAGCTGTTGCAGACTGGGCTGGGTACATACCTATCCGGCATCTTGGCGGCGGTAACCTAGACGAGCGGATCGTAAACAAGTGGCTTAAAAAAGTGTTCGAGTGTCCCGCTGATAAGATCATGCACAACGCACAGTATGACGCTGGCTGGATACGCCGGATGGGCTTTGAGCTAAACGGGAAGATCATCGACACAATGCTGGTAGCTGCGCTGCTAGACGAAAACAGGTTTAGCTACAGCCTGAACTCACTCTGTTACGAGCTTTTGGGTAAAATTAAAACAGAGAAAACGCTGCAAGAAGCTGCCAGAGAGTTTGGGCTAGACCCTAAAGCCGATATGTGGAAAATGCCTGCAATGTATGTCGGCCCTTACGCACAAAACGACGCAGAAATAACTTTGGAATTATGGAATTATTTGTCCACACAATTAACCAAGGAAGACTTGTGGCACATCGCTGAACTAGAACTAAAGCTTTTACCGTGCCTGATCGACATGACTTGGCGCGGTGTTCGCGTTGACCAAGACCGCGTA